TATTAGGCGAAGACACACTTTCTAAATTTGATGATTCATATTTAATTGAAATGTATGTTGAAACAAGTGAAGGCTTTAGTGGCGAAAGAGAATTAATTAATAAGTTTGGTTTAGAAATTAGAGAAGACACAACATTTGTTTTATCTAAGAGAAGATGGAATAATGCCGTTGATTCGAACCATACAATGATTAAAGAGGGTAGACCTAACGAAGGTGATATTATTTACTACCCATTAATGAATTCATTTTTTGAAATTAGTTTTGTAGAAGACCAAGAGCCGTTCTTTCAATTAGGTAATTTACCTGTTTATAAATTAAGAGCGAGAAGGTGGGAATACAGTTCAGAAAGATTAAATACAGGTGTTACAGATATTGATAGTGCTGAAGACCAATATACATTAGACCAATTAGCACATCAAGTTACACTTGAAGATGGCACAGGTGCATTGCAATTAGAAAATGATAGTGCAAGTGGCGATACTAATTATTTCTTACTTGAAACTTATGCAATACAAACACAATCACCTTATGCAGATAATTTAGATTTAGATAGTGAGGCTGGTTTTAATACAGCGGACACTTCAGACGATATATTGGATTTCACAGAAAGAAATCCTTTTGGAGAGGTTGATTTCGGATAATGTTTGGATATTTTTACAACGAGAGTATGAGAAAGATGACCGTTGCTTTTGGTCAACTTTTTAATAACATACAAGTTAAAAGAACAGATAGTTCAGGTAATGTTGTTCAATCTATTCGTGTGCCTCTTGCATATGCACCCAAAGAAAAGTTTTTAGTTAGATTAGACCAGAAACCTAATTTAGATGAAAGAGAATTTGCAATTACATTACCAAGAATGGGTTTTGAAATTACAGGCATTTCATACGATTCTGGCCGTAAATTAAATAAAATACAAAAGTATAAAACTGTACAAACAGGCGATGACGGCAAAGTAATGAATTATAATTATACACCTGTTCCATACAATATAGATTACAGTCTATATATTTTTACAGCGACGGCTGAAGGTGGTCTACAAATAGTAGAACAAATCTTACCATATTTTCAACCTGATTATACAGTTTCAATCAAACAAATACCAGAGTTAGAGATTGTAAGAGATGTTCCTATCGTACTAAATAGTGTTAATTACGAAGACAGTTATTCAGGTGACTTTACAACTAGAAGAGCTGTGGTATATACATTGAATTTTACAGCGAAGACCTACTTATATGGTCCAGCACAAACACAGAAAGTTATTAAAGAAACACAGGCTGATTTGTACACAGATACAGATACAACTAGCAAAAGAGAAGAAAGAATTACTGTAGTACCTAATCCGACAAGTGCGGATGCAGATGATGACTTTGGTTTTACTACAACCATCACATTTTTTGAAGACGGAAAAAGTTATGATGTTACTACAGATGAGGATAAATAATCATATAAATATAAGAGAGATTTAAAAAGGTAACCTATGGCAATTAATAAAATTAAATCAACATCAATCGAAGATGATGCAATTACCTCAGCTAAAGTTGCTGACGGGGTTATTAGTGCAGCTGATGTAGCAGACGGCACGCTTACAAGTGCTAAATTATCCTACCCTTTAACAACATTTAGTTCTACTGGTATAGATGACAATGCTACAAGCACAGCGATTACGATTACTTCTTCAGAATTTGTTGGGATTAATACTACATCTCCTCAAAGATACCTTCATATAACAGGTAATGATGGTGCTTCTGGTACTAATGCAGGTAACTCAGATACTCAAGTATTTATAGATAATGATGGTGGTAATGGTGCAATGATTGAGTTCGGTGCATCAAATACTGGTGCAGGAAGAATTATGTTTAGTGATGTAGATTCCACTAATCAAGGTCAAATAGAATATTTTCATTCTACTGACCACATGGAATTTTCTACAAATAAATCAGAAGCTATGCGTATAGACAGTTCCGGCCACGCCATCATACCAGCAGGTGTAACTTTAGGAACTTCAGCAGGAACATACAACGCATCAAATACATTAGACGATTACGAAGAAGGAACTTGGTCTCCTACTATAATAGTAGATGGTGTAGCTCGTACAACAGTTCTTGTAAATAACAATAAATATAGAAAAGTAGGTGGTCTAGTAACTATTTCTTGCATGATAAGAGCGCAAGGTGGCACAACAACTGGTGCTGTAACAATAGGTGGTACTTTACCTTTTACACCTGAACATGGTTTTACTATCAGACCATCTAACAGAGCATTAGATTTTGATGGTGATGCTCATTTAAAAGTAAATGCTAGTGATACCACTATATATACAAGATTATATTACGACCAAGATTATACCGACACAAACAACGAAGTATCAACAACAGATACAAGAAGTATTAAAGTTTTAGAATTTTCAGCAACCTATCACACAACAGCTTAACAACAAAGGAGAAAACACATGGCAATAACTAAAGAGACCCAAATCGGAAAGATTGAAGTGGTCGGAAAATATAAATCTGTCCAAGTAAGAACAGATACAGTAGTTATCGAAGATGGCGTAGAATTAACAAGAAAATATCATAGACACGCATTAAATTGTGGCACATTGGATGCTGATAACAATTTAGTAGATACAGATATTTCTGGTGAAAATTCTGAAGTACAAGCAGTATGTAACGCTGTATGGACAACTGCTGTTAAAAATTCATATAGAGATATGTTGATAGCTGAAGCTAGTTCATAAAATTAATTTTAAAAACATTATATTATGTCACTTGAAAATAAAGTCAACGAAATATTAGGTTTAGAACCGGCCAAAAATCCAGAAGAAAAGAAGGAGTTTAAGGCACCAGTCCCTCGTAAAGAAGACGAAAAATCTCCTGATGTTGATAATGATTACAAGTATAGTAGAGAAAACTATTATAATCTTATTGAAAGAGGACAAGAGGCCATTGACGGTATCTTAGAAGTAGCAAGAGAAGGCCAACATCCAAGAGCCTATGAAGTTGCAGGTGCATTAATCAAAAATGTGGCCGATACAGTAGATAAACTTCAAGATTTACAAAAGAAACTCAAAGACTTAAAAGAAGTACCTAAAACAGCAAATAATAATATTAAGAATGCCTTATTTGTAGGTTCTACTGCCGAATTACAAAAGATGTTAAAAAATGATGATAAAGTTATTGAAGGCAAAACTACCGAATCAGAAGAAAAAGATATTTCAGATAAGTGATTTAAACTATGTTAAAAATGGACTTGCATTGCAGGCCATTTTAGACGGCGAAGAAATGATAAATCCTATAGAGATACTTCAAAAAGAAATATCGAAAACTCCTCGTATGGGAGCTGCAAATCAACCTTACAATGAACATAGATATGCAGTACATAAAGGCAGTAGTCGAATTCAGGCCGCTGTCAAATTAGGTTACACGCATATAGAAGGTATAATAATCAATGAGTGACGCATACTTAGGTAATCCAAATCTCAAAAAAGTAAACACACCAGTTGAGTTTACAAAAGAGAATATTAAAGAATATAAAAAGTGTGAAAAAGACCCTTTATATTTTATGGAAAAATATGTTCAAGTTGTTTCACTTGATGATGGCCTTGTGCCTTTTAAAATGTGGGAATTTCAAAAACATATTGTAAGAACCATACACGATAACAGATTTACTATTTGTAAATTACCTAGACAATCAGGCAAATCAACAACAACAATTTCATACTTACTTCATTATGCGTTATTTAATCCCAATTCTAATATTGCTATACTTGCAAACAAATCATCTACGGCTCGTGACATACTCGGAAGATTGCAACTCGCATACGAAAATCTTCCTAAGTGGTTGCAACAAGGTGTAATTAATTGGAACAAAGGTAACATTGAATTGGAAAATAAATCAACCATTGTTGCGGCTGCCACATCATCAAGTGCTATTCGAGGTGGTTCTTTTAATATTATTTTCTTAGACGAGTTTGCTTTCGTACCGGCTAATATTGCCGAAATGTTTTTTAGTTCAGTTTATCCTACCATCTCATCTGGTAAAAAAACAAAGATGATTATTGTATCAACACCACATGGTATGAATATGTACTATAAGTTATGGGTTGATGCAATCAATAAACAAAATGATTATGTGCCTATCGAAGTACATTGGTCAGAAGTTCCAGGTAGAGATGAAAAGTGGAAAGAGACCACAATACGAAATACCTCGCCTGAGCAGTTTCAACAAGAATTCGAATGTGAGTTTTTAGGTTCGGTTGACACTCTTATATCGCCGGCAAAAATTAAAGCGACCCCTTATATACCGGCGATAGAGAGTAAAAACGGACTACAGATGT